GCTGCTCGTTACCCTCAACGTTCGTGATGCGAACGCCGTTATCCTTAATCTCCATGTATGTTCCAGACGCATGATAGATGTGAATGCGTCTATCACCTGGCGTATTATCTATCTCAATCATATGACCCGATTCAGTCGTGATCGTATGATTTCCCAGATACTGGGATTTTTTACCGCCCTGTACTTCTTCGTCTAGTTTAGCCATTATAATTCCTTATCCGAAAAATCCACCAGCTCGGGCAAACTCAGCAGCTTCGTCTGGGCTAGCTCTTCCACGAATATTCGCTAATTCTTCAGCAGAAGCTCCGAGCGCTTCCGCAGCTTGCGCGTCTGCTTGATTTTGCTCTGTAGCAGTCAGACCTACAGTATCACGAGCTGCATCAAGTGAAGCTAACTCCCAATCGCCGCTTCCTGCTCCAGCGCCGTTGCCAGGATCTACAGAAGCAAACTCAGTTTTCTTTGGTGGCAGAGGAACGCCTTTCATTCGCGTTTTGTCTTTGCTCTTTGCTCTAGGATCTTCAGCGCGTTCTTCGTTACCACCAGCAGGGAGAGCAGTCGTTGACTGATCGTCGAGTGTAGGATGAACTGATGGTAGCGGTGTTAGTCCGCTCTTGCCACCAAATAATAAATTAATTGAATTCATTAATAGATTTAAACGCTGATATCGTTGGCGCAAATCATATTGCTGCTGAGCCACTGAAGTTCTTGTTGGTGCAGTAATAATAAGCTCATCAGTCGTATCGTCAGAAGCTAAAATCTGATTTGTTGCGATATCGTATACGATAGCCTCTACGTCATACGTTCCAGGATATAGCGGCGAGTCGAATTGTAGTTTCCACTCATTTGGTGTTTTCGTTTCGTCTAACCCAAGATTACCTTCGAACAGTCGATATGGAACGTAGTTCACATAGACTTCAATCGACTCCTTCGCTTTTCCAGGCATACTAAAACGTTGGAAATCTACCGTTCCCGTGAGCGTGGGCGTAGTATTAGAAGTCGTAAGTTTCTTTACGGTTATCTTAGTCATTATGCCCCAGTCCCAAATGCTGATTCAGCTGATCCAGAGCCAGGCGCATTATCACCAATATTCTTTTTAGTTTGAACGTGAGGCAATGATCCAATAATAACAGGAATCTGCTCGCCGTCATCGTCCATAAAGAACCCAACGACTCTGCTGTTCTCGACTAATCCAGTAGGACTGCATCCAACACCGCTGATACCTGCGGAAGTCGTAGGAGTCATAATCAAAGCCCACGGAAGATCTTTTGTAGGGAGCTTGCTCTTATCTTCGGTGTGGCGTCCGTGAATGCGTATCTTTACACGACCAATCTTGAGCTCGTCTTTCTCACCGCTGAACTGTCCTGTGCCACGATCTTCAACGGTTGCGATGAACCATTTCAAACCGCTCTGACCAACCATTGATTTAAATAGTGACATTAAGAAGCTACTCCAGAAGGTGTTGCCTGTTTATTTGCTTGTGAATCGCTCTTACACTCAAGAATGCAATTATATTTAACATCCTGCACTTCTTTATATAGCACGTGTCTGATAGCCGTTACGAGATACACACCTGAGCGTGGGTCAGTCTTAGTACCTTCTTGGTTAGAAGGAATATTAATTCTAATTTTCGTACCAACCTTTAAGCTCGTATCGCCAGGAACGCGAATATTCATAATAAGATTATCCAGCTGTAGTGCAGCTGACGATTGAGCCGCGTGCTCGGGAAGCGTGCGTTTTGTTTCTATAGCCTTTGGATCGCGAGCCTTTACGAAGCCACTATCCTTTGCAGATGCGCCTGGCGCAATAATAAACGAGCGAACGGCACCAGTATCTGATTTTTTGTCTTCGGTTAGATTATCTTTTCCTGTGTGATTCGTATCACCAGCGCCATCGCGCTTACCTTTCTTAGGAACAGAATCAATCTTTCCTACCAGCGGATCATAATAATAAACATGCTCAGACGAAGCGCCGTTTTCGTTTGACTCTAATTCATTAAAGTCCTGCTGCTGATCAAATGAAATAATATTCTTCGACGCGTCGTCGGCTCCTGCGCTGCCGATGTTTTGGCTCGCATAATTAAATGTAGCAGTCTCTGAGCCCTTGAGCATAGAGTCGATTGTCTTGAAGTGATATCCATCGCTATCCTGATAATAAAGATAGTTAGATGCTTTCGACTCCGAGGACATACCCTCTTTCGCAGCCCAACGAATGGCAATAGTAGGAGAGCGGCCAGTTCCAACGTAGTTCTGATTACCCTTAGTTTCTTCGTTGGTGACTAGATCTTTCTTAATTGTATTAGTTTCTTTGACATAGTCGTCGTGCCACTCTTTGACCATCTCAGATATCTTTTTATTATTATATGCTTTGGCTACGTCTTTGCGATGATTTTCAATCATCTCTTGCGGAACGCCAATTATCATATACATGTCAAGATTATCTTTCGCACGAATACGATCCGTGACGCGCTCAACCTTGAATTTCATGCGAATTGGGTTACCGCTACGACCAGCGAAGCTAATCGAGATATCCTCGCTACCTTTTAGTTTGGCTTTTTCGTGGAATCCGCTACCGTCAGATAATGTGATATTGCATGACGCCGCTGTCGAGTAAATGCTCTCGAAATAGTCTAGAGACGTGACAAGATGCTTAATATCTTGCCCATCAACCATACACTCGTTAAATACGCCACCGCCAATATCACTCATCTTACAAAGGTACCTTCTTCAAAGATATAAGGATGCTGATCTTTAATGACCTGAACATAATTGAGGTCAAGGAGATATATCTGTCTTCTTTGATCGTTTATAGCTAGTTCGTATTCGTATAGGGATATACCACCATCATCGCAAAATCCAGATTTTCTTTGTGCGCTGGTCAACGATATAAATGTTGTGTAATCAACTTCTAGCGTCTTTTCGGGAATAATGCGTTGAATACCGTTTTCCGTAATTAATTGTTGCTCTTGTAAGATACGCTCGTAGTGGTGCACAGTCTTATACGTATCCAAATCACCGTATTTCTGTGTCATGTATGTGTTGAACTGCTCATACGACAGCGGCCACTCATAGTATGGATCGTGAATCTCATTAGAAAGTAATACAAGCCAGTCTAACGTCTGATCGTCGTAATAATCGTATGCTACTGTATCTGGACGCTCGCCATCTTGAACATAATATTCTTCGAAGTTAACATTTGCGTTTCGAACAAAGTTCGCGAGCGAAAAGCGGCGTGTGATATCTGTAGCCGCGATTGTGCGCTTTGTTCCAGGTATACGATATTGAATAGTAGGGTGTGGTCTAAAATAAAAGGCCATTTAGAATGTTCCGCCTTGATTTTGAGTTGGACCAATTGTTCCCTCAGACTCCTGTCCAGATAATAATGCACCAGACTGAGGATCAGTTATACCACCGCTTGGCTGAGTAGGCTGCGTAGGTTCGAGCAGGGTACGCATTCCTCTCGTGAGCGTATTCTTCGTGATAACCTCTGTTTCCTTAAACGTCAGCGACAGAGTTACTTCTGCTGGTGCAGGAATACCGCTACCGTCAGCATCACGGATATATGCAGGGAATCCTTGCCCGTGATAATCAATACGAACGTCAGTGCACACAGACGGCTCAAGCTCGAACAGATATGTTGGGTGGCGGAATTTGATATTAAAGAACTCTGGATATTTAAAGAATAATCCGCCAGCAAGATATTCAGGATGCGCATAGAACTTAAACATTTCGCAGATCAAGCGAATATCATTTGATTCTTTTCTATTACGCGGCGATAGTTTCCAGCTGAATGTATGATCGCGGAATCCGACGCCAGTAAATAAAACAACCTTGTGCGGGTTAACAGCCATGCCACCAAATACTTTTAATGCAGTCGCAAGTCCTTCTGCGCCAACACCTGGAATGCTAGATATCTTTCCCTGAGCTAACTGCAATGCTCCACCAGCAAGCGCACCAGAACCACCAGTCGCAAGTGCGCTCGATGCACTCCCCATTTGTGCTTCTGTTTCCAGATCGCGATTACCGTACATGTTGCGATCAAATGGCTTGAGCGCAGCACCAGCAGCAAGCCCTAAATCCTGTTCAGTATATTGTGGATTATAATCAGTAGAAAGATTAGCTGTCATTGGAAGATAGATACTTCCACCAAGAATCTTACTACCGCGCAATCCTGGAAGGGTATTCTCAAACGAATCTGTACTAAATCCCTTTGATTCAAACGCAGTAAATTCAATCCAGTGATCGTTCTGTTCTAGATCTTCTGGGAATGCTACTGAAGCGCCCCTGAATGGATCAGCTGTAGGAACAGACTTTCCGAATTTAGAGTAGAGAGCCACACCTGCGGCTGTTGCGAGAGCAGCACCGCCCGCGATTTTTGCAGCGCTACCAGCATCGATCCTTGTATTTCTCAATACTCTTGCGCCGCGGACTCTTCCTACCATTTGTATCCCTTTCGAGTGATATATTATTTATATGGGTATACATAGAGTCATGGCCACATACAAAGGTAGATTTACTCCTAAGAATCCGATTAAGTACAAAGGCGATCCCACGAATATCGTTTACAGATCATCGTGGGAACTACGCTTTATGAACTATCTCGACTCTAATCCCAACATCATTCAGTGGGAGTCTGAGGAGATATTCATTCCATACAAGTCACCGCTCGACGGGAAGTGGCATAGATACTTCCCTGACTTTATTATTAAGATGCGAGACAAGGATGGCAAGATCCTCACGAAGATGATTGAGATAAAGCCACGCTCGCAGTCCGTTCCACCAGCGCCCAAAGCGAAGGGACAACATACTAAGAAGTATCTGCGAGAGGTTGCAACATTTGGAATAAATAGTGCTAAGTGGCACGCAGCGAAAGAATACTGTGCTGATCGCAACTGGCAGTTCGTTGTGCTGACAGAGAAGGAACTGGGAATTTAATGGTCGCATATATCTTCGATAGAGTATTACAGAGGGGAATGCAAGCTGGCGTTACTCCATCAGTGAAGCGCGAGTCGCGCGACTGGTTCCGTCAGCAGACTAAGAATCTATCTGTAAGCTCACAACGCATGGTACGCAGCGATCGCTCACGTCTAACAGATAAGCCGTTGCTCGGACGCATGTATCTGTTTCAGTATGATCCCAAAGGAAAGAAGACGTTACCTTACTATGATAGATTTCCGCTCGTTTTTCCAATTGATTCGGGACGCACTACAGGCTTCGCTGCTTCGGGAGGATCTTTCTTGGGAATTAACCTCCACTATCTACCGCTCCCACTTCGAGCGAGATTAATGGATGCGCTCTACGATACGATTACAACAAAAGAACTCGACGAGAACACCCGACTGAAGATTTCATATAATATTCTACAGCAAGCAGCTAAGTATCGCTTCTTTAAGCCGTGCATCAAGAGATATCTTATCTCGCACGTAAAATCCAGATTCTTTTATATCGAGCCCACTGAATGGGAAATGGCATTATTCTTACCACTTGATAGGTTTGTCGGCTCAAATAAATCACGCATCTATCGCGACAGTCGCAACAGGATCTAATAATGCCATTTAATATCGCAAACTTCAACGCAGATATATCCAGATCTGGTATCGCAT